AGTCTCTGTGCAGATCGAAATAAACTGAAATCTCCCATCATCAAGTCTGCGAAAGAACCCACGCTGATAAAGCGGCCCATTGGGATAGCAAAGCGTAGGATCAATTGAATGAAAATTATTGAGCCAAGTTGCAGCCTCAATCTGCTTGCGCGTTACGCAGCCGCTATTTGCGAGGAGAATGAGGAGTAACGCCAGGTAGGCTATCAACAATTTGAGAGTCTGGTATTTCAATTGGTTTGCCATGGTTTGGATTCCCTATCACTTCCTCTATTCCTCGCTGATCTTTTTGGTGAACAGCATTGTAAATTGCTAGCCTCAATTCCTCTTTGAGCATTGCCTGCTGTTTTTCAATGTACATGGCCAAAAGCCGCTCCCACATATCTTTCAATGCGGGAACAGCTTTAAAAAGCGCAAGCAACAATGAAAGGATGGTTGCAACAGACATTGCTTATCCAATTGAGACTTTGTCTTTGGTCACAAAGCGCAGAATCGTATTCACAATCACCCAGCCTGTACCAATTTCAGAAAAGTAGCTTTGGATAAATTGCCCAACAGATGGAACAAAGGCTCCCACAATAAGCCCTGCGCCTCCTAGAATTTGAACAAGGATGGTTTTAGAAAGATACCAAGGTTTAGATTGTTCGATTAGTTCACTCATTTTGCCTCTCCTATCTCTGCTTTTTCTTTTTGACGTTTTTCTTTGATTAGATCATCAAGCACCTTATATGCTTGCTCTACTTGCAAGTGCGCGTGCTTTGGCATTGCAGCAAGTGATGCTGCTTCTGACAAGATTCTCAATGCGTCTTCGTATTTCATTGTGCCAATTCTCCTATGGTCACTGTTCCATCACTGTTTTTCACATATTGATAAGGCGGGATAAGAAACTCCCATGAAGGGTCGGTCATGTGAATTAATTCCTGTAACTTTGCGTGTAGATCAAAGGCAAGTGCAGCCTTATTTCCGTAAGAATCAAAAAAATTCTGTACCTCATCCCGTGACTTTAGGCTTCCATCTGAGTTCTTCCATGCTGCATTAAATTGCACACGGCACTCTGTCTTCATTGTTTGCAGCAACACAAGGCTAGACATATCTGCAACCTGTTTGGGCGATGGTGGTTGTGGGGCTTGTACAAAGCTCATTTCACTTTCTCCTTATTAAGCAATGTTAGTAATAATTCCGCCGGTTACTGTAATTGTTGTGCCACTGATTGTCACTGTTCCGCTGTAACCCGCTGTGCCGTTTGCGCGATATGCTCCAACTGAATTCACAAAACCTTGAGCTGTGATGTTAGAGCCTACGGCCACCACGTTTCTGTTGAGGTTAATCACAGTGTTGTTTGCCTCGACAATTGTGTTTGCGTTGGCTTGCAGGTTCACCTGCGCAGAGCTTCCAACTGCGTTAAGGTTCGATACGCCAGCGTTGTTGACCAGGATACCAATATAATTTGATGCATCGAAGGCGAAACGCGCTTGTCCTCCGCCTCCGCCATCTACGACATGGAGCCTTACGGCAGGACTATCAAAAGCAGTTCCAATTCCAAACAATCCTGAGCCTGTGATAATTGCTCTAAGTGATCCTGGAGTATTTCCGGCTGTAAAAAAGCGAATGGGAGCGTTTGCGTTGGCGTGAACAACCATCCCACCGCTGCCGAATGCAGAGAGGCAAGCGGTATTGGGCGAATAAGCAGAGTTAGCATTGCCACCCCATGATGCATTGAAAAAATGAAGGCCAAGGCCAATAGGGTTTGCGGCCTCTGTGCCAATCCTAAAAACTGAATAACCATTTGCGGCTTGGTTATTTATTGAAAGGCATATCTGTGAGCTGTTTGCTGTGCCATTCAATACAAAGTTAGTCTGTGGGTCATTTGTGCCAACACCTACGTTTCCGTTTGCAGCAATTCTCATTCGCTCTGCGTTGTTTGTGCTAAATGTAATTGGCGCGTTTCTTCGGTTAAGAAGGTAAGCAGTGTTTGCAAGTGAAGAGTGTGTGCTTCCGCCATAGCCAAGCACAAAAGCTCCACCTGCGGTTACAGTGTCATTGTTGTAAGCAAGCTCAGTAAGGCCAGCAGAGTCAGTGTTGCGCACAACAAGTCCAAAGTTTTCAGTCACAAGACCAAGCGAGCCTTCAATGGAGAGCCTGCGCGCAGGAGTTGCTGTCCCTAGGCCCAGGCGCGAATTGGAGTTATCCCAGAAAAGGTTAGAGTTACTTTGCGACACTGCGCCACCTGTGCCTGCAAAAAGCACAGAGCCGCTAGTCAAGCTTGTAAGCGTTGCGCTCGCAGCACTAAATGCTGCGACGTTAGTTAAGTTTTTTGCGTTTAGATCGACATGAGCGGTCGCTCCAGAGTATGGAATTCTAGCATTGAGAGCGCCTTGTAAATCAGTCTGGTTTGAAAGCGTGCCAGTGATTGAGCCCCATGAAGCGTTCCCGCCACCGCCGCCAACAGGTATACCGCCAGCCGTTGTACCATCTCCGACATAGAGAGCATTGAGGTCAGTATCAAATACCAATACGCCTTTTGCATATGTCACGGCTGTACGCTCTGCCGTTGTCTTCCGAATCGCCTCAGTCAAATGACTAGAATAAAAAAATGCCATTCAATGCCCCTTTACTTCTTAAGTAATTTAAACACTGTTACAGCAGAAACCAAGCCCCGCACAAACTGGGCACGATTCCTCTTAAATCTCTTACAATCATTAGGATTAGAGCCAAAGAATGGCTCAATAAGACATGATGGAATGGTCACACTCTTTAGATTCCTATGCCCACGATCGCCCTCTTCAATGAGCTTGACGCCCCTGTCTTTGGGCTTAGAGAATGGATTGAGGTCTTTTCTAAATTCATTGTAATTCGGGTTAGGCTCGGTGAGCGCCTTGATTATTGCATTGTGCACTGTCTGCGCAAAAAGCTTTGATTCGGGAGGATCTGCGTCATACAGTGTTTCACAGCCATTGGCTGAGGTATCAATTATAGTCATGTATTCTTGCTGATTAGGCTCTCCAAATTGAGGGTTCTTCACAGTTTTCATTGCAGAATTAAAATGCAATTCGATTGCATAGTCTGCCCAATTGCTCACCAGTTTCCCAACAGCTTCAATCGAGAGCCCATCACGCGTGAACACCTTGGCATCCATGCCCACCTCTCGACATTCACGCCATATCTCAATGGCTACATCCTTCCAAAAGTCATACTCATGCATTCGTAGGCTTGCCGAATATGCTCCTTTTGCGTTTTCAGAATGTCCTACGATAATGCCAAGCTTCATTTCTTAGGCAGCCTTTCAATAAGGTAGTCTAGCTTTCTGTTTACCTTTTCAAAGTCTTCTCTTAGTAAGATTTTGTCTTCTTTAATCTGCTGTCTGATCTCAGAAATACTTTTGGAATTTGCTTCTTCGCGATACCAAAGAGCAGAGAGCCAAACAATGCCACCACAAAAGGTGATAACAAGTGAAACTGGAATTAATGTGTTTTCAGTTAATTTGTTAACTACTTTGTCTGAAGTTTCCACAAGTTCCAGTATAGCGGATCATCCCCATATCTGCCACGGTACTTGTCCCCAAGTCGCGCAAGCTCTAGTTCGATAAATTTGCGATCATAGCCAATCGCATCAAGGAATAGAAGTCGTACACGTTTCATGTTCCATGCCTTGGAGAGATAGATGTTAGCGCGAAGGAAGAGATCTTCTATTGCTGTAATCTTTCTGCCAGCCGCAAGCTTCATAATAGCGCGATATTCTGGTCTCCAAGGAGTAAACCATTCGCTATCTATCCAATGGCCACGCTCGTTTTTGCCTGTAATCCACAGGCCAAATGTGAGACCTTCATCAAGGATTTCTTTAGCTGTCTTGCCATCATCAAACAAGAAAGAGAGCACTGCAATGCCCACCCAGTTGTCGTGTGAGTTGGCAATAGCTGAATGATGCGTCCCTTCTGGCGAGCGCAAGAATATGCCACGCGACTTGCGTGTTGCGTCTCGCTGTTTGAACCAAATGTCTCGCAGCGGCTCAATGGACAAGCCCGCACGCTTTGCCTCAAGAGATAGAGATGCAAGCTCTAGCTGCGAATTCTGATGCTCCCAGCCTCCCCATGAGTTAGTGGAATTTATAATGTCTTGAACTGGGTTGCCCATTATTACACTAAGCCTTTAGCTGTTCTCGTTTTTCGCTGATTAAAATTCTAGCTTGAGCCCTTTTTTCTAAGATTTCTTGTGGCACTGGAACACCTGTCTCAGCTTGGCGAATAACCATCCAATCCGTATCTGATAGAAATTTTAGAGCTTGATCTATAGCCTTCTGAGCTTCTATTTCAGCTGTAATGTCCTCAATTTGAACTTCAAACTCAGCAGGATGCTCAATTGTTTTTTCAGGCTCGATTTCAACTAGCTGCATTTCTTTGATTTCTTCCTGAACTACAACCTCTTGCATTTCTGTAATAGCCGGGGTTATGACGTTACCTTCGTCATCAAGAACCTCTGGTGTTACAACAACTTCTTGCTGCTCAACAATTCTAGGCTGAATCACTACCTCTTGCAGCTCTTTCTTTGCGGGGATAACTTCCGTGTAAGCAGGCTTGCCCCACCATTGCTGTGCTGTACCTTCAGCTATCCAAGCATCAGCTTCGGCTTGGGTGTTGAATTCGGCTAAATGTGTAACTTGCCCGTTTTTAATAATGTTTACTCTAAGCATTAGTAGATTCTCCAAGATAAAAGTGTTCTATCATTAAAGATCGAAAGGTTTCCACCAGATGATTGATAGGCTCTAACAATAAAAGTATCTCCAGACTTTACCGGATAGCATGAAATTGATGTCGAAACGCCTGTAGTAATACCACCCGACGTAGCACGAATGTCGACTACACCAATTTCTGTAGTATTATTAAGCAGAAATAAAATAGCACGTTCTCCTGTGCTATTGGGGCTAAAGGAAACTATAGCGCTTAAATCAATAAATCCCGATCTATTCACTGTAAGCACTCCAGTCGATGGATTTAAAATAGCATGAGTGTCTGTTACAGTAGTCCAGCCTGTTAGTGTCGTTACCGTACCGTTGGGAATAACCTGCCCACTAGCATTTTTTGCATATCCCGCCACAACTTCACCCATCGCAATGGTCTGCGGAGAGGAGATGCGTTCGATAATAAAAGTTGGAAATTGGACCGTTGTTGTGTTTTCTGAGATAACACGAAATTGTACAGTGTCCCCCGCTTTTAAATTCACAATGTCGATAAAATTAGCCCGACCATGTGCAGCTGGTCCATTAACCCCGCTTCCAATGTCAATGTCTGATCCACCATTAATTCTGTAACTTACGCCTATATATTGCCCGCTACCAGTTGAGGGATTAACTGCGAATCCAGAGATTCTATATTTTCCAGAAACCCGTACCGTGTAAGTGTCGGTGCCGTTCCAGCCGCTGACATCATCAAAAGTTACATCACTAGATGAAAATGTAACTGTTGTCCAAGTAGCAAGCGTAAGCCCGCTTTGAGACGCTTTTCTAGCCCTAAAAGCAATCTCCCGCCCCTCATACCCATCGCTCATGCGCACAGATGATGACCAGCCTTGGATGGGGAGTGTCGCTTTAACGGTAAAATAATTCAACCCCGCGCTTGTCCACCAGTTAGTGTTTGGATGGTTGCTAGTCACAACAACTCCCGCCGGAGCTAGCATAGCACTTATTTTAGTCCCATCAGAATGAACCGCCGCAGTCCCTGTATAAGCAGCTGTACCGCCATCAAAAACAAATGAGGTTCCAACATTATTTTTATTTGAAATTTTATTTAAATCGGCAACAATATTCGATGGTAAAGAAAGAAAATAATCACCCGATCCAGCGCTGCCTCCAGACGTGCCCCTAACGGCATCCACATGAATCTCAATAGAGTCACCAATGCGTCTCCATCTACCGGTGACATATCCATCAGGCCCTAATGTAGGATTTGTGATAGATCCAGTTAACTGTGGCGGATAATCCGTCCAATCCGTAATCGGGGTACCATAAACGTATTTACTTGGTGTGACAACAACGTTGTCTACCTTCAAGCTCCACGCACTAGCGTTAGTTGTGGCAACATGGAAAATCAAGCGATAGTTTGTGCTCGATGCACTTGTTTGGAAGTAGCCACTAAACTTATCAGCTATATTGGAAGCATTAGAATACAATTTGAATGTTGAAGGCTCAATAAGTTGGCTTGCGTCGACATCATAGAGATAAACAATCAAATCGGAATCTGCTGTATTAGACCCCGCATTGAAAGTGCCGCTATCTACAAGATAATCAAACTCAATCTTTAAAACCTTAGCGCGTGAAGCGCGATCAATGGCAAAGTCGTAAGAAAACCCTTGGCCTTGGCAGTTTGATGCGGGCTTTGAAAAGATAAAACTCTTATCTCCAGCTAGTGGGTTTGTTGCACTAAGTGTGACATCTAAACCAGAAGTAGGAGTGCCGCCTGTTCCATCAATAGGCCTTGAGGGATTGCTACCACCATCATTGTATCTTACCCAGCCTGCTGTGTTGCGCTCACCAAGGTTTTTGATAAAATTTTGACTGCTCTCAATTCCTTCAATCTGATCGCCGCGAAGAATAGTTATATTACTCATTATTATTTAACCTCCACAAGGCCGTTTAGGGATGCCACCTTTTCATATGTAACACTCTCGCCCAAGCCTAAAATCTTTGTGCCGTTTTGATAAACAATTCCTGTAGCATTTGGCGGAATTGTAATCGTGTTTGTATCGCTTGTGCCGATAATCGTAATGCGTCCGCCATCTGGAAGCTCTGTGATTGTAAACGCTGTAAATGTCTGCGCACTTGTTCCAGTGTAGCGCCATGACTGTATCGTATCATTTGTTGCAGTTATTGTTGTTCCAGTGAAAGTATCAACATTAAGATCTGCACCGCCACCACCGCCGCCAGATCCAAAAACATGAATTCTAGGGACACCACCAACAGAATTTTCAATAATGTTTGTTGCAGAGCCAGCGGTTTTAAATGCTGTGACCGCTGTAGCTTCAAGATCAATCCATCCAATCGGAATTGCACCCCTTGACAAAACAGTCCCAGGGTTTGCAAGTCCACCGAAAGTTCCAGATTGAGGAGACCAGATAGCCTTGATGTTTCCGTTTTGAAGAAGAGAAAGCCCAAGTCTTCTAAAATTGCCAACAGTCGTAGTCGGGAATGTCAAATCTACAAAAGTAGCTCCAGTTGTAGAACCTGTTTGGAAGTTAATTGTAGAAGCGGCAACAGTTGGAATTTGATTTTTTATTGGGGGGACGCTCTTTCCAGTTCCATCAGAAAGAGTGATCTCATTTGATTCAATGTTTAGAACAGCACTCGAAGGATTTGATGCATAAAGTCTAAAAGGAGTATTAAAGTTTGTATCAAACGCAGCTAAAATATCTTTTGTTTCAGTTCTTGCCGCTTTCCTCGATATTGGTAGCGCAGCTTCATTCACCGTTTGATCATTTTGAATATATGTTTTAGCCATTCTTTTACCTCATCGAAGAATCAATATATTCTTACACGAACCCATGCATTCTGAGGGATTGTGTAGTTGAATTCTATTTTTTCATCGTCATGATTTCGTACAAAATCAAAACTTGCGCCTTCTCTTAGCAGCTTCCCATTAACGTAAACATCAATTTTATTAGTAGGCGATATTGGAGTTACAAGCTGGACCTCATCTGCCCCTCCAATTCCAATATCAAAATCCTCATCTACAGGAGCAGAGAAAGGTGTGCCGCCACGCTTGAATCTTCCAGTCGAATCATCAACGAGTAGTAATTTATCTGCCACTCAGCTGCCCTTTCTACATACAAAAAACTACATACAAAAAATCAGGGGAGACAAAGTCTCCCCTCTCTCAAACCATTCAGTTTTTAATATTCAAACAAAAATTCAGGATCGAAGCTAATCTGAGTTGCTGAGATTGCACGACCTACTGCGTAGACAAACTCACCTGCAACAAATCCTGCCAAGCTTTGAGTTAGTGCCCCAGCGGTTGAACGAGAGACGTAAACTCTCTGACCAGGTGTTAGACCAGAAAATCCACCAATAATCTCGCCATCTCGAACAGTAACAAGACCAGAAGCAGCTGGAGCAATAGAAGCATCTTTAACAATTCCAAGATGGAAATCAGCCAAGTTTGCTACGTTAGCTTGTGCAAGATCTACATTTCCGTTTGCTTTAATATAAACAACTTGACCAACAGTAATTGCTGAAGAGTTATCATTAGTTTTAGAAACATCAGGCGATGGTCCAGTCGCCAAATCAACGATAGTTTGAACAGTAACTCTCTTTAGATTATTTGAATCAGAAGCATCCGCAATGAGAACATGGTCAGCAACAGCTGCACTCACAAGCGGAGCATTCATTGGATCAACCGAAATATTTCTTGTAGCAGTAATATCTCCACCGCCAGCCAGACCCGAGTCTGAAGCAGTTGCAATTTGAACTGCTGAGTGATCAATGTGCTTGTTTGCAACAAAGTTTTGCAAAGCATCATGGTTTACGCCAGCTGGAAGAACAGCAGCACTGATTTGTCCATTACTATAAGTCAAATCAACAGATGCAGTATCAGCAACACTGATTGCATCTCTAGCCCTTGTCTGTGTAAAATAAAGATTCGATGCGCCTTCAGAGATGTTATCTGTATTGAGGACAACAACGCCCGTGAGACCGTTGACCGAAGCCACAGCATCAGTTGTGTCAGATTTTTCCCAAACTGTGCCGTTATAAATAACATAATCGCCAACTTCAAAGCTGATAGTTCCAGATCCAAGGTTTTGAGAACCTGCGACGCTGACACGGTACACCATGCCCGTATCTCCAGTGCCATCAGCAAGAGTGGGAGAGTTAGTGCTTGCGTTCCACACACCCTCATAGGTCATCACAGCAGAAGGGAGCTGAGCTACAGGAACTTTACCCGAAGAATCAAGAGTTGCGATACCGTTTGCAACACCTAGCTCATCGTAACGAAGTGCATGGCCAGCGGCGGTTGGAGCAGCAAGTCCTTGGAGTCTTTTGTTGTTAAAGTTAAAGTGTCCGCTAGATTCTGAGATTTCAAGATTAGATGTGCCAATACGAACTGATAAAAAATCAATTGTTTGGGCACTTGATTGGCGACGCTTCTCTCGACCTCCTTCAATTACAAGTAAGTCTAAATTAGCCATTTATGATTCCTCCCCCTCTTTGTGTTTGTTTAAGTTTTATGTTTTTCGTAAACGATGAAACTCTTCAAACTAACTTGCACACCCAATCTATCGGCTATCTCATTTAGATGTTTTATTATTCTACGATGATGAGGCTTAAGCAAAGTTGCAAGATCTTGAAGCTTATTTTTTAAATCATCATCTAAAAGACTTGTGTCGCAAAGCATAAAAAATCCATTTTCTTGCGATTCTATTTGTTCCATTATTTCATCTACAGGTAGGCTCATGGTCTCACCACAACTTCAGGGAATATAATAAGATCTACTGCCGTAGGGCTTGCAATGCCCCCCGCACAATCTGCAATGCCAACTTTTATTATTGAATCATCATCTCCAGTAAATGCATCTGGATCATCTGTATAGCCACCCGTTTCTGATAAATAAACTTCACTTCCAGGAGTAAATCCAAGACCACTGATAGCATTTTCAATGTTTGCTCCAACAAGAAGAACTTGAATTACATCTCCATCGGCAGCAGCAGAATCAAGAGAAACTCCGACAAAAGCTTGTCCTTGAGCAGCATCTGAATCTGCTTGCTGAATTTTTCCATCTGATCTTTTTGAAACGGGCTTCTTTATTGCAATTGGACCAGAGGCAACCATTTGCTTAATAAATAAGTTTGTTGAACTACTAGATGTAACTTCTTCAATGACTCCATTAGTGTTCTTTATTGTAAGAGCGTTGCCATTTGTAGAATCCAAGAAAATGCTTCCATTAGGAGCAGTTCCAGGTGTCATTGGAGTCATTACAAAGAAGTTTACTTTTACGCCTACGCTCATATCTTCTCTCCCAATTATGGGACAGGAGTGATCGTCAACACGCCTGAAACCATATCAAGACGGTAAACTTGAGCACTCATTGTGTCCTTTAAATATAAAGCGCTAAACCCTTTAGCGACAGTTCCAACGCTTTGCCCACCATTTACAGATGGGCTCATGTTTACAACAATGTTTGTAAGATCGACGCCGCCACCGCCGCCTCCACCACCGCCAGTTCTTTCTTGTCTTATTGTGACAATGGCGTTTTCTGGGACAGTGTAAGAGAATTGAATTTGCTGATTTGTGTTTTTGACAAAATCGCCATTGGCAGGGTTGCCATCTTGAGCTTGAATTTGCTTTTGACCATTTACATAAACCTGAATATCAGGAATTGTGTTAGAAACAGCAAATTGAATATTTGTTGTATTGAAAATTGTTTGTCCGCCAGCTCCAACTGTGAAATTTTCTTCTTTCGCCGTGTTATTTTGAATAGCAGCTAGGGCCGCATCCAGCTTAGAAATAGCAGTAGGATAATTGTCAGTAGATAAGATGTTGACCAAAGAAGTGTAGTTTTGAAACGTATTTTCTGAAAGAATACCCAAACGAAGCCTCAAATCTTGAGGCAAATCTTGACCGATAACACCAGTCTCGCCGGAGCTAAGCTCTGGAATATCCATCGTTCCATAAACAGTAGAGCCACGACGGAAGAAAAGAACTTGAATTCCAGGATTGTATCCAGGTGAAGCAGAATCAATAGGAACATCAGAAAGCAAAGCAGTGATTGGAGTCAAGGGACCGCTGGGGGCCCCAGGGGGAATAATTACATAAATAGCTTGACCATCCAATATAGGTAAAGTTGCTGGGTTAATTGTATAAATCCAAGGACGATCGGCAATTTCAATGTTTATTGCAGCCGTCCACGCGATGTTGTTTGTGCCATTGGGTCCCTCGAAGCCGACAGTGCCGTTCGAGTAAAAGAACATATTTTGATATTCTTTTAGAATTTTTGTCGAAGCAAAAGGAACAGAATACCACTTTGGCGTCCCTTTCATTTCTTTAATGGCAGTTGTGATAGCATCATAAGCTGCCTTGAGACTATTAATCGTTCTGTCTGTTCTTACAGTTCCAAAGTTCCAATCAGACTCAAGCTCAAATAGCATCTTACGAGCATCAGTTATAGAAGAAATAACACCACCCGAAGTCACAACAACAGCAAGAGGCAATTTATCGTTATCACCAGTAAAGCCCACCGTGTTAGAAACAAGCTCTGGCTTTTGCTCTGCTATTGTTTCAACGTTTTGAGTGAATTCTTCTCCTACGCCACCATTTGCAGTAGGGTCCCAAATTGCAACAGTATCAGGAGCACAAAGATCATCAACGATTTTAACTTCAACATAATTCGTAGCGTTATCTGCCAAGTTTAAAGTCAAAAGAGGAGCGGCAGCAGGTCTGTGAACGATTCCATTAAAATTTGTTCTTTCTGAATTGAACAAAAAAGAATCTGACGTGTTGTTGACCTTGATTTGAAGTCCACCATTGTTTTCAACAACCCAGTTTTTTAGAATTCTATTCTGAGGCGAGAAAAAAGCTTTGTTGTAATTATAAAATTCTTGAGAGATGAGATCACTCATCGACTCATGTTGAGGCAAATCATATCGCTGATCGGCAACGAATCTTTGACGTTTCTGCATTACTTAGTCCCTCATCCTAACATCTTTCAGCATTTTGGCTGTACAACAATCCATCTTATAATAACTCCCGCAGCTGCGACAGACTCAACAATAGTTTGAGCCAAAACCCTTGCAGCCGTAACACCCACAAGATAAGTCGAATAATCCGAGCCATCAGAATTAGGATTTTGATAGGGCTTCACAATTACATTCACCAATTCACCTATCGAATGATTCTTTAAAAAGTTGTAGCTAGGATCTAAAAGAAGCGTCGTGTTATTGGGTCTGCCAAAATATTTGACTTCAGCTTCCTCATTTTTATATCCAAAATTGAATATCAGCTCGCCAGCAGTATCGGGTATACTGGAAGCATCCTGCATAGTAAGTACCGGATATATATTCCCAGCCACGATATTCTGACCAAGAACGCCTCTAAGCTTTTTTACAGTGTAGTTTTTTGTTTTGTCTGGAAGAAAAGCTCCAGGATAATTAATCACATTGGCAATGCTAAATCTGCCAAGAGTCAAATTTGAAATGTTGGACGAAGCTGGGAATTGAATGACAACGTTAGTATTTCCAGAAGTATTTGATAAAATTGGATGGCTATATCTATTTTGACCAAAATCTGCAAAACGCAACTCATCAATAGCAAGACTTTTTGTGGTGTTATCAAGATTCACAGTCACCGTCTTCGCAGTATTATTTATTGAAACTATTTCTCCAGAATAAACCTTAAAATGATTTGAACCTCGAACAGTTCTTCTCAGAGAAGGTACCGAGCTTGGAATCTGAATAACTATTTCATTTGGATTTACTTCTGCAACGAACACATTCGGATTATTTTCTTCAAAAAAAACATCAAGAACTTTCTGGATTGTAGTTTTTACCTGCTTTGGAGCGAAACTTAAAGCAGGAATCAGCTTTCTAAATTGTTCATCACTCAAGTTTACAGCGGCGGGCCTGAATACACCTACATTTGAACCAAGAGCATCCAAAAATTGAAGACGCGCTGTTTTAACATAAATCTGTTCTTTAGCATCTTGAATGCTTTGCTGAATAAGATCGTCTTCCTCTGCCCATGCGTACAGCAAGCCTCGAATAATTGGATTCAAATCTGGACGATAAAAAGAAGGGATAAATCTTTGAAATTTTTCAAGCTTCGTTAAAGCCATCCTCCCCTCCCCTCTCTATTTCTATTTATCCAACAATAATGTCTGACTCTTTAACCCTAGCGAGTTCGTTGTCAGCAATCGCAACGTTTGCAACGGGCAGATTCACTTTAACATCTGCGACTCCATTAACATTCTTAACAGCTACAATAATTTCTGAAATGATAACATCACCACCGACTGGCAACTGATTTATGTAAGCCGAAATGGCAGACTTCACATCGTTTGTAATAGAAGACAACGAAATACCTTCTTTTGTAGTTACAGAAATTTGAACCTTAATTGGCACAGAAACAGGCTCTGCCACTTCAATTTGAACACCAGCCGCTCTAATTCCAGGATAAGTTTCCAGATCATCGTCTCTTCCATCAATTGTCCACTGAGTAATTTGCGCAAGACCAGTAAAGTGACGATAACCATCAACGCCAATCCTTTGTTGAGTTGGGAATTGAAGAACTGCATTCCCAGACCCACCAGAAACCTGGACAGCAGCATTCTCTCCAAGATTTTTTGAAGCTATTTGAACTTTTGTTCCGCCAGAAGAAGTTCTAACCTCTGCTTGAACATTTAACAAAGTAATTTGTCTATTGTTCCAAAGTCTCACAACGCCAATGGCGTTTTTAGGCAAAATTTGATAAGTTTGTGAAACTCCAGGCGGAGAAGAAAACGGGGATGCAAGAGTTATAGTATTTGTTCCAGCATTGTAGGCAGAAATGTTTCTTTTATTGCCAGCTTGAGGCCCAGTAACCATCAAAACCTCATAATTTGAATCAAGATCAGTGTTCGCAGCAAAAACAGAACTTAAAGTTGTATCTACAATTAAAGAGGCTGTAGTTCCAGTGCCCGTAGTGCCCGCCCTATAACATGGTACTGTAAGATTGTTTTGAGCATTTTTATCTATAATGACAATGACAGACTGGCTCTGAGAAAAAGTATATGGTCCAGCGACAGATTCAACAGAAGGTATATGCGAAACCAAAGAACTTACAAGATGAGTGGGGAATTGCAAGAACGTATTCGCTGTGCCACCAGTAACTTTAATGGTTCCACCATCAAATTTATTAGAAATAATTTTAACGCGCTGACCTCCACTGGCCGTACTAGCAGTAGCCCCATTAAGATCTTTATTAATTCGGGTCACAACTTCTTGAGCCAAAGCAGCTCCAGGGTTCAAAAAATCCGCTGCAACAAAGTTTACGCTTTGAGCAACACCATCAATTTCAATGTTTAAAGATTGCCCGCCAGTAAGACCAAATGGGCCGAGAGAAGAAACAACAGCCGCACGAGTCTCTGAGCTGCCAAGAGTCAAGCTGTCTCCAGCCTGAAGCGGAGATTCGAGCTCAATCTGCCCAATAAATCTATTGAGAGTATAATCTTTATTCTCTCCAACTCTTTCTAAGTTTGAAAAACCCAAAATCTCATTTGCTGAACAAATTCTAAGACGTGACTCGACTGGAGCCGTTGTAATAAGACCAGTTCTTTCTATTCTGACCCAATAAGCAGTCTGAGAGTTTACTGAGGTCTCAGCCCAATTTCTTGGAATTCTAAATAAAATAAACCCATCTTGAGTAAAGCCATTTGTGCCATCTGATACGCCAATTTGCTTCCAAATCGAACCATTCCAATACTCAAAAGAGAAGCTCATCGGTGTATTGGCAGGAGTATTCAATTTGACCCAAATGCTACCGAATTGAACTGTATTGTGGCCAAAATAAACACGATCATTGTTGGCTGCAAACAATGCAACGTTCGTAGCATTAGTCCTAGATGCGGTAGTAATATTTGTATAAACCAAGCCGCTTTGTAAAAAGACATGATCAAAATTATCTACAATTCTAATCTTAGAATCTTGGCTTCTTTTGATATTTGAAATCAAAGTAACACGAGAATCATTTGAAGAAACAATTGCACTAGCTCCGGCCAATTGCTCATTGATTATCTCGACAACCTCTTCTGCCTGAGCAGATGCACTGTTTACAAAATCATTTGGAGTGAAATTGACATATTGAATGTTTTTATTTTTCCCATCAACCACAATAGCCAAGTTATGATCTTGCCCAGAAAAATTGTACCCAGCAGAATTCGCGCATTCAATGCTCGCTGTAACACCATCTTTTGAAAGCAATTTAACAGAATTGTTTCTTTTTAGATAAAGCTTTGAAGTAAATTTTTGATCAGTTGGGAAATTTAAAGCTACATTGGCACTTCCACCCGTAACCCTGATCTGCTCATCAAAATTGGACCTAGAAAAAATTCTGACTTTTGTCCCGCCCGAGGAAACACGAGCCTCAAACAAAGATGCAACTTTATTAATCTTTTCAAGCACCTCTTGAGCCGTAGCTTTCCCAGGAGTATCAAAATCTGTAGAGAGAAATTGAACAGTTTCAACTTGGCCGCCAACCTCAACAAAAAGAGATTCACCTCCAGATAATGCAAAAGTTTCCTCACTTTGAGTTTCAACAAAAGCTTTCATTAGAGGGAAGTTTGTCGTTTTTACAAACTTCTCTCCGCCCGTGGCGTTTGAAACAACAACCTCAAGTCCAACACTTTTGAATGATGGGACAAAGCCAGTTCCATCATCAATAAACAGCTTGACCACATCTGCGGGAATGGTTGGCTCAATAAGAGAAGCAGACACAACGCGCTTATTTTCTGTTTCAGAAACAAGACCAACGGCACCAGTAATGATAGATTTGCCAGTCCCCCTAGAAAGTGACTGAATTGTGTCTTTAATCCTATCTCTAAGCTCTTGATCGGTTTCTTCATCTTTACCATTTGTAACACGAAAAGGATTTGTAACAGTGGCTGTAGAAAAAGGCGGAGTCGCAAAGCTTTGAATAGCACCTACTGGCACGTTTGCGGCAGAGCCAGGTTCAGATGCTGTAACAAGTACCCCCGTTACAGAAGATTCTCCATCAAGAATAGTAGCCGCAGAATCTAAAGTAAATTCAATCTTTGGATTTATATCTGAAGCTGGAACTAAAACAACAGTCCCAGCAGGAATGAGTCTATCGCCACCTTGAGAAAAAATAATTGTTTCATCTGTGCCATGATCGTTTGCTAGGGCAGCACCAAGAACAAATGTTACATAGTTCCCGTTATTGGTAATAGAAGTATAAGGAACAGTCTCAACATTTGGCGTACCTCGACCAATAATAATTGAGCCTGATGCAGGGAATCCGTTAGAATCGTTGCCATTAATAGAAAAGCTGCCCGCAGCAGAGCCAGGCAGGCCAGAATAAGTGTTTGTTGATATTTTTGTTATTGCTGTATCGCTAATTGTAACTTTAGTAGAAGCAGTTTGAGCAGGTCTTCTTTGAAGACCATATTCTTCAGCTCTATCATCAAGATCAGTCCCAGTCGTCGTATCAAGAGAATATCCCCTGATAATTTCTAGCATCTGAAAGTATTGCTCATCATCTTCTTGAGCAGCTGCCTCAAGCATCGTCGTTAAAACTGAGCCATAGTTCACATCTGTAATAGGAGTTACAGATATGATTCTAGCGATCATATCGCCTACAATTTGAGGGAATAAACGAGGGTTAAACAAAGCCATTCACACAATCTCCTAAACTGCTATCTCTAATGGGACAGGTTCATTCAATTCCCTTATTTTGACAATCATATTTATTGTTGTTGTGCCTGATTCTTGCTGCAATGAGATAAAAGGTATAGCTTCAATTCTTGAATCCTGAGAAAGAGTCGAAATTATTTTAGATCTAATTTCATTCAAATTGGCAACTTTGCCTCCGACTTCTAAGCCAACACCAATTTCTGGATGCCTTTTTAGAGAGCCAGGCTCAAGACCAAGGCGAATAAGTATCGCCTGAGACATATTATCTATGCCAGCGACAAGATCAAGATCACCAAAATTAGCAAAAACCAAATCATTGTTTTCATCAATTCTGAGGTCAACGCCAAGTCCCTTCTCTGTCTGATTAAGTAATTTTGTAATGTTATAATCTATGTTTTCTGCCACCCCACTTTGGCTAATTATAGAATCTTGTTTCGGAATAAGAATCTTGTCTCCAGGCTTTAAAACACCTTGCCCACCAGTATTTGAAATATAAGGCGGACGCAGATTATTCAGAGTGACAATCTCTCTAAATTTATCAGGATCGCCAAGTTCTCTTGCAGCTATTGTATGAATTGTATCTTTGCCATCAATCAATACTGCCCGAACAGAATTCGGCCTATCAATAACAAGATCCCCTTGAACTTGTACCACGTTTTGACCATCAAAGATTCTTTTTTGAAAAATCTGTTCAATAGAAAGAGCTTCCTTGTCAGAATCTGTTACAAAAAGAGCCTTATTTTGAAGAATTGCAAAGACCCCTTTCTTTATAGAAGACAAAGCATTCATGATTCTAAATTCTTGATAAGTAGGAGTCCTAGACCCCTGAGATTTCAAAGTTGAAATTCTACCAGTTGCTGAGTTGTAAAGATCAATATCAACACCAAAAACTTCGCTCAAATTGGCCTCAAGCTTTTCCACTTCATCCTTGAGCTGAACAACAAATCTTCTAGTGATCCCAAACTCCCCAAGAAGAGAAGCCTCTCCTCCCCTGATTGCCAGAAGCGCCGCATTCAATGTTCTCAATGGATTTAAAATTGTATCTACAATATTTCGCTCTGTCCGCCTTATAAGGCCTATAGATCCACTTATTATCTGAGCTCCATATTGCATATAATCAAGAGCTTTATCTACGACCGCAAACACATCTGCGATCATGCCAATAAAGCCCCCAGATGGAGCCTTTCCGTTTGCTACTCCAATGCCTTTTAAAGCTATTTGATACTCATACAAAAATGGCCTTGAAGCAGAACGCTTCATCGTAAACTTCTGAGGCTCAACGAATATATATTCATTATCTTTGAAATTGCTGAAAACCATTCTAAGATTTCCAGTAGTATCAAGACGCTTTGCCTCAACATAAGCTCTAAAATAAGATC